CCACGAAGCTGGTGCTGGCCACGTTGCCGGACCCGACCGTCGTCCCGGTGCCCTGCGTTTTCGACAGGTCGAAGACCGTCCCGCCGGCCCCAGGCTCGTTCTGGGTGTCCCGCAGGTGGTGCCGGTCCAGCGTGGCCGCGCCACCGGTCGAGAACACCAGCAGCGCCGCTGTCAGCACCCGGGACTCGCCGACCGGCAGCGTCAGCGTGTCCGACAGCGACCCGACGCCCTGGCCGGCCTGGACCAGGTAGCCGGCGGCCCCGGCGTTGCCGCCGCCCTCGCCCACTCCGGCGAAGTGGTCCAGCAGGACGGTCCCGCCACCGACCAGGTCCGGCTCGATGTCCGTCGTGGACCACGACACCGGGTCGGCGTCGCCGTCGCGTGAGGCCATCACCGCAATGGCCAGCCAGTTCCCGGCGGCCGCGTTGACCGCCCCCACGGCCAGCTGGTTGACGGTTGCCGTGCCGGAGTCGGCAACGACCACATCTGCCAGGTCGTAGCCGGTGCCCTCCTCGATCACCATCCACAGCGCGCCGGTGTCGCCGGTGTTCCACGCCGCCGTGAACGTGACGGCGGAGACGGTGGAGGTCACCAGTAGCTCGGCGACGGCCAGCGACCGGCGGGACCCGTCATCGGCGGGCAGGGTCGCCTCGACCAGCCGGTTGGTCCACGTGCCGCCGGTGTCGGGTGTCACCTGGAACGATGTGGCACCCGACCGGTTCCAGGCGACGCAGACGATCCGCTGCCCTACGGCCGCGGACAGCTCGGCGGTGTCAGAGCCGACGGTGGCCGAGATCAGGCCCATCAGGCCGGGTTGGTGGCCGAGTATGGGGCGGTGTTCAGCTGGTACGTCCCATCCGAGGCGAACGCCTGGCTGGCCGTCAGCGCGGCGCCGAACAGGAACGTCGGGCCGGCGTTGTCCCAGGCACCCCAGTGCGTGACTTCGTTGCCGCTGGGGATGTTGAACGTCGCCGCGGAAGCGATGTCCCCGGCGCCGGCCGTCGGTGCCCCGTACGTCTTCGCCACCCGGGCGTAGCTGCCGCCGGTGACTTCGTCGGCGCCGGTCGCGCCGGGGTCGGCGGTGTGCATGCTCATGTGGGTGACGGTTCCGGCCACCCCGTTGTAGCCGAGGTTCAGGGCTGCGGTGGAGTTGGTGGCCATGGGCAACCTCCTGGTGGTGGGGGTCCCGGGGTCCGGCGTTGGGGGACGCTGGACCCCGGGACGGCTCTACTCCCCGGTCTTGCCGTACCGATCCATCAGGTCGGTCTTGGTGAGCGCCTCCGCATCGTCCACGGTCAGACCGTGCACCCTGACCGCATAGCCGACCCAGTCGGCCTTCAACGCCGACTTGTCGGGCGGCGGCTCCGGCGGCGGAGTGTCGTCGCCCGAGCTGGCGGTGGTGGGCTGCGGCTCACGGTACGGGCTGCCGTCGGGGTGGCACCGGCGGATGATGCCCTTGCGTTCCTGCTTGGCCATGATCTTGTCCAGCGGCAGCGTCATCGTCCAGACAACCCCACCCGGCCCCTTGTAGTGGGCCACCTCTGGCGCAGCCATCAGGTGTTCCGGGGAACTCGGAACGCGATGATGGTCGCGTCGTCGGTCTCGGCCTCGATGAGCATCGACCCGTCGGCCTGGAGGAACCGGCCGGACTCGAACGGGCCGATGTACTCCACGCCGGTGGTGGCGGCGACGGTGACGACCAGGTCGCCCTGCCCGCCGGCCAGCGCGGGCGGGTTGGGCCCCGCCTTGACGGTGATGTCCTGCTCGGCGCCGGTGTTGGCCACCCGCAGGACGGTCTTCTCCGGCTCAGCGTCGCTGATCTTCATGTTGTCGGTCGGCGCGACCACGGTAGTGGTGCCAACCGGCTGGGTGAGGTCCCCGTTGGGAACCAGGTCACTGTACGGGATTGCGGTGGTAGCCACTGGGCTTACCCTCCAATGCGACTAGTGGGGCGGTAGGCCCTGGCTTAGGACAGGTCGACCACGCAGGTGGCCACCATTTCGGGGCGGATCATCTTGGAGCCGAACAGCAGCAGCCCCTTCACCGCATCGGCGAAGCTCGCCTCCGGCCGGTAGGCCTCGGTCTTGTTGATCTGCTCGGCGAGAGTGATCCCTGCGTTGGTGCCGGCCTGGATCACCCGATGCCCGGCTTCCGGCGTCGGAGCGTTGTTGCTCTTCATGATGGTGAAGCCGGCGGCCTGGCCGACCATCCCGTTGCGCAGCGCCTGCCCGCCGTCGCCGGACTTCTCGGCGTTGACGAACCGGGCGTCCCGGCGCAGCACTCCGTGGAAGGAAGGCGGCACGACGCAGTACCGGTCTTCGGTGGGCACGTCGGCCTCGTCGAGCTTGACACCCAGCGGCACGAGCACTTCGTCGTAGGCCTTGGCTGCCTCGGCGGCCCAGCTGGTGGGGGCGCTGGTGTCGATCGCCACCTCGGTCACCACGTTGGCGGCCTGGGCGGAGGTGTAGAGAGCGGCAATGTACCGGTCAACCTCGTCGCGGAACTTGTACGCGGCCCGGGCCATGCCTTCGGTGATGACGTTGCCCGCAGCCTGCCGGGCATCCACATCGTCCACCTTGAACGCGAAATACTTGGACTCGTCAACGACCAGGGTCCGCTGCGCGTCGGTGAGTTCTTCGGGGGTGATGACCGTGGAGTTGGGGACGTAGTCGTCGACGGTCGGGTCGCCGATGGTGGTGATGCGGACGGTGTCGCCGGCCTGCTGGATCTCCCCTTCCCAGTTGCGGTTGACCACGAGCGGGCCACCGTAGACCAGGGCGGTGCGGAGGGCGACCAGTAGCCGTGCCGACCAGATCTCGGGCCGGAATCGGGTAATAGCCATGGGGTGCTGTTCCTTTCCCGACCCCCGACGAGGGTCGGCTACAAGAGGTGCTTGAGCTTGCCTTCGTCGAACGCCTTGGAGATCTCCTCAGGCGTCATCTGGGCAAGCTGCTGCTCGGTGATGGGTGTGCCGGCGCCGGTGCCACCGCCGAAGTCGCCTCCGGACTGGGCCGGCGGCGGCGGTGGCCCGGGCTGGCCGGGCTGGGCCGGGGCAGCCATCCACGGGTTAGCCGCCAGCAGCGACTGGACCGTCCAGGTCAGCCGCTGGGCGTAGTCGGCCGCGGTCGGGTCCAGCTGGGCGGCGGCCTGCTGCCAGGCAGTGGAGCCGAGCAGCGCCGCCGGGTTGACCCCCGCCTGGGTGGCCACCTGGTAGGCGTGCTGCCCGACGGTCGCCGTACGGGCCGCAACCCGCCGGTCGGCGTTCTCCTTACGCAGCGCGGTGATCTGCTGCTGCGCCCACTGCGGCAGGCCGGAGATGTCCCGGCCCCCGTCGCCGCCCGGGTCGTCGCCCTGCCCGGTGCCGGGTTGGCCGGCCGGCGCCTGGCCGGCTGGTGGCCCGGGCGTGGGCGGGGTCGGCGGCTGCCAGCTGGGCGCCGGCACCTGGCCGGGTAGCCCCTGCTGCGGCTGGGTGGGGGGCTGCTGGCCGGGCACCTGGCCCGGCTGCGGCGGGTACGGCGGCGGGTAGGCCGGCTGGCCGTACGGTCCGGGCACCTGGCCCGGGTACGGCTGCGGCCACGCCGGGGGTGCCGGCGGCTGCCCGGTGGATGGCTGCCCGGCGGGTGGTGCGGGCACCTGGCCCGGCTGGCCCTGGGGCTGCTGCGGGTACTGCGGTTGGCCGCTGGCGGGCGCCTGGCCCGGCTGCGGCGGGGTGGGCTGCTGCCCCTGGGCTGGGGCAGGGTTGGGCTGGGTCATGCGGTCCCTCCTGGGGGCGCGCGGGATGGTGTGGTGGGCGCCGGCGCCTGGCCGGTGCCCCGGATGATGAGGGGCCGGCCACCGGGTGGTGGTCGGCCCCTCTACGGGGTGTTCTGTGCTGCGCGGTCGCGTCTAGCGTCGCGCCTCGATGTTGCGACCCCGGGGGGCCGTGACGGGCTGCCTGTTACGGCTGCTGACCGAAGGTGCGCTCCCAGAACGCGAACGCCGTAGCCGCCCGCTGACCTTCGGCTTGCACGAACCGCAGCCCCCCGTCATCGGGCAACGGCCGGCGGTGATCGCCTCCAAGGCCCATCACCCGCGGGATACCACCGGGGAACGCCTCGCAAGTACCTGCCCGCTGTGTGCCCGTGCCCGGGTCATGCGACGGGTGCAACCGGGCACAGGCGAAACACTGTATCGGCAACACGCTGGTCACTGCTGCTGCTCCGCAAGGTCGCGCATCACGTCCCCGATCGCCCGGATGTGCGGTCGGGCCCGGTCGCCCATCGTAGAGTACTCCTGCCACACCTCCGCCAGCAACTCGTAACCGTTGCTGGCGGCATACCCGGACACCCGCAGGACCACCAGCGGATGGTCCTGCACCGCTGCGGTGAGGTGCCGCAGCGCCGGAGCCATCCCCAGTGCCTGGTCGACGTCCACCGGTACACCCAGCTGGTCACGGATCGTTTCCAGCAGCCGCCGTTGGCCGGCAGGCGTGATCGCCCGGAACATCGCGGTCGTGATGTGATGCCCATACTCATGCGCCACCACGGTCTGGAGTGGGCCCGCCGCACCGCTGGGGGTCCACCAGCCACTGGATATCGACCCCCGTACTCCCTCATGCAGCGGGCCGTCCGACGATGACCAGTCGGGATGGAGATGCAGCTGCTTGAAGTTCAGGTCGAAGTATGCCAGGACTTCCGGGCCAGCGGTGTGATCCCAGTCCTGGCTGACCCGCCGGAGCTGGGTGGAGGCCTGAGGTGCGATGCTGCTCTGCCGTTCCAGTTCGGTCACGACCAGCTGCCGGAGGTCCGCGCGGGCGATTTCGACCGACGCGATCGGACGGGCCGCAGGCGCAGGTGTGGGCGTGGGCGTGGGCGTGGGCGCGACCGGTGGTGGTGGTGCGGGGCGGGTGGGGCCGCGGGGCGGGCGTAGCCCGAGCCGCAGCTGCTCGCGGTGCGGCTGGCGGATCAGCCCGGTCGCGGTGACGTGGTCGCGGATGCGGCCCTGGGTGGCGCGGACCCGGGCCAGGGCGGCCGCCTTGGCGATGTCGGTCAGCGCGGTCTCGGCGATCAGCTTGTCGGTGCGGACCTGCCGCTCGAGGCGGCGCAGCTTCTGCCGGGCCTTGTCCCCGTCCGGGTCGGCGGTGTTAGTGGGGGCCTTTGTCACACCGGGCTGGTAGGCGGAAAGGGAATGCCGGCAGTTCGGGTGGAGGAGCCCGTCGCGGACGGCGTCGCCGACGGACCCGGCCACCCGGACCTCGAGCATCCGGCCGTCTTCGGTGGCGTGTTCCACCTCGACTGTGCGGGCGCCGGACCCGTCCCGGGTCAGGACCTCACCTTCCCAGGGCCGGCAGTTGTGTGTTACGATTCCATTTGCGACGAACCATCCCGGCCTGGTGGAGAGGTCCCAGACGTGCCCCGAAAACTCAGTGACGTTCAGGCTCACGATCTCGTCGAGCGCTACCTTGCCGGCGAGAGCACGAAGCAGCTCGGCCCCGCCTTCGGCGTCAGCAGTCGGGTAGTCAGCGACTACTTGCGGCGCGCCGGAGTGCGGGCCAGACCTCGAATCGAGGCGGTACGGCTGGCCGCTAAGCAGGGAAAGGGGCTCACCGCGCAGGCGAGCGCCAACAGGAGCGCCGCTATGCGCCAGCGGTGGCGGGAGTCCACACCCGAGCAGCGCGCCGCGATGATCCAGCCCGCTCACGAAACGTGGCGCGGCAGCCACCAGACTGAGGAGGCCAAGCTTGCCATCGTCCAGGCCAAAGAACGTCGCGGTGGCGCCGATTCCGC